ACGATTGATACGAATACAACGTTGACAATAGACGGCAACTTAACGGTGGTATGATATGGCTGGAACATTAACAGTTCAAAACTTACAGGGTCCGTCAACCGGAGCCAATGCGAATAAGATATTAATACCCAGTGGACAGACGCTGTATGCGCCGGGTCATGTGTTGCAGGTGGTTAGTGATACTTATTCTAGTGCTACAAGATTATTAGCAACTACCAGCACTACATTTGTTGCATCAGGTCTTTCTGTAAGTATTACGCCAACGTCTACTAGTAGTAAAGTATTAGCACTCGTGTCTAGTTCGGGTAATAACAACGACGCTACAAACGGAGATCAACTTGTTTACACTTTATACAGAGGGTCTACAGATTTAGGAGGCGTTTATCAAAGCGCTGGTTTTGGACAAATTAGAGGTACGCCAAGTACTGCTGTAAGAGGCTCTATTCATATAAGTATTTTAGATAGTCCTGCAACAACAAGCGCTACAACTTATGAGTTGTATGCAAGATCAGTTAATTCACGCACTACTATTGAACTAGCAGGTATATCAGGAACGAGACACACTATTACACTAATGGAGATTGCAGGATGAGTACTCTCTACGTTGACAATCTCGAACCTAATCTTACCAGTGGTGTTCATGTTCCGGGTCATGTGATTCAGGTTCAACAAACAATATACGATGCTCAGGTTACTCTTGGATCTGATGGAACATGGATTGATGTCATGTCTGGATCAATTACACCATTATTTAATGATAGCAAAATTATTGTAGAATTTGATACTGGTGGTATTGCATACAGTTCTCAAGATGCAAGTATTAGAATATTAAGGTCGGTATCAGGTAGTGATACTGAAATTGTTAAACGTGCTAGACAAGGTTATAATAGTTTGGGAAATTGGGACGGAATACCATTTCATGTGGTATATATGGATTCACCAACAACCACCTCTCAAATAACATATAAGGTTCAAGCCAAGAAAACAGCAGGTTCGCTGGAACTTGGTTCTGGTGGCGCAGGTGGAGATTTGAATAGAATGACTCTTCTTATGTCGGAGATTGCCCAATGAGCAGCATCATAAAAGTTGATACAATACAGACCGCTGCTGGTGGTACGCCTACTGCTGGTGATTTGGGGTTGAATATAACTGGGTCTGTAATACAGGTTACTCAAGCTTTTAGTGGAAGCCGTTTTACAGGAGGATCAGGAAATACTTGGCACGAAACAAACTGCACTCATTCCATAACGCCAATACTCAATAATAGTAAGTTTATGTGTCAATTTCACCAAAACTTTAGGTTTTACGCTAACGGAGGCACTATTTTTAGAGGTGGTATACGTCTAAAAAGAAGAATTGCTGGTGGTGCTTGGACAATATTGACTAACTCTACAGGACATAGAGAAACTTTTCAGACTAGAACTCCGTCATCAACACTTCAAGAGTTAGGTAATGTTTTTAGTGGAAGTTTTCTCGATGAACCTGTTCATAACGGATCGCTTGTGGAGTACATACTAGAAGCAAATATGACTGTGGATAGTGGTTCTGCAGCAAACTCAGTAATTTCTTGGGAAGGAGATCGGGGCAACTTTATGAACATTTTAGAAATTGCAGGTTAAGGAATAAAACAAATGACAACTATAGCAAATGCATTAACAGAACTCGGCGTCACAGAATGGGTACTTCGTGGTGAGCCTACAAGTGAAGCAGAGTTTAACTCTATGTTCCGTAAAGTTACCGGAGCAGACGCTAACGGTTCAGCGATAGAAAGCTCTAATCCTGCCGATTGGGGTACTACATGGGCAGCCGTATCTGCAAAGCGAGACGAGCTTGTTGCAGCAGAGCCTATGAGACTTCTTCGTGCAGAGCGTGACCGTCGCATTGCGGAGACAGATTGGTGGGCATCGAGCGACTTAACGATGACGGCAGAACAGACTGCGTATCGTCAGGCGTTACGAGATGTACCTGAGAATTATACGTCACTCGACGATGTAGTTTGGCCAACAAAGCCATAAGGATCTAGCCAATGGCACTGAGTAAAATTCAGACTAATAGTATTACTGACGGTAATATTACCACTGCTAAGATGGCCGACACAGCGGTACACGGGTATCGGAACTTTATTATCAACGGTGGATTTGATGTATGGCAAAGAGGTACATCTTCTACAACGCATGGATATGGTAGTGCTGATAGATGGTTTCATTATACCAGTGGAACTGGTTTAACGTACATAAGAAGTACTGATGTGCCGTCAAACTCAGGATTACATTATTCGATAACATCTACTGGAACACCAACTGATCAATGGCATATAACTCAGGGAATAGAACTTCCAGCAGTAGATGACCCCGGAGTATTTTATAATGGACAGACAATAACAATAAGTTATTGGGCAAAATCTTCTGTTTCTGGAGATAGACTTTGGAATGCTATATTTTTCAGAACGGCTGTTGCATCATCATCTGGACAAGTAGTTGTAGATTATGATACGACAGATAATAATTTACTTACAACATCATGGCAAAGATTCTCTAAAACATATACAATTGGAGTTGATCCAGCAAACAGTTGTAATCAATTAGCAATTGGAATACGAACAAGAAATAACGCTGAAGATGGTAACACTCCTGCTGGTAATATTTTTGTTGCTGGCGTCCAATTAGAACTCGGCTCTGAAGCAACTCCGTTCGAGCATCGCCCGTATGCGGATGAGCTTCTTAGGTGTCAGAGGTATTATTATAAACTAAATCCCGGTACTCGTGATTATGTTCCAATGTTTGGCGATGGAAACGTTTGGAGAATAAGAAGTGTTGATTTTCCTGTAACTATGCATTCCATTCCAGCATGTTCTATAACTGCCACCCCAGCAAGCGGTGCCTCTTTTACCTCAAGCATGCCTCAAGTTGAAAATGCATCTACACAGACTGCTAACTGTAGGCTTGACATTACCCCTACATCGGAATGGGTAAGACTTTCTACTTTTACTGCCGATGCGGAGTTATAACCCATGAACACCATGCAAATCACATCAGCACAATACATCGCAAACGAAGATATCAACACATCAATCAAAGCCACCATAGACGGACAAGAGTTATTCGTCCCACTCGATCCAGCCAATCGTCACTACGCCGAAATCATGCGCCAAGTGGAAGCTGGTACTTTAACAATTCAAGACGCCGAGTAAAACGCTCATAGTATTATAAATACAGATAAACATGCATAGGGGCGTTAAGGAAAAAATCTATGACTATAACAAAAGTAAAAAACGACGGTGTAGATTTTAGCGAAGCATCGAATATTGCTTTTGATACTAACACTCTCTATGTGGATGCTATTAACAATCGAGTTGGCATTGGAATGACTTCGCCTAGCTATAAACTAGACACCTATGGCGCTGTGGCTTCTCGGGGATCAGGTTTAGGCAACGCATCTTTTGTTCTACAAGAGCAAGGAAATAATCCGTGGCATTTACTGCAGTTTACGGGCGGGGCTTTCAGCATAAACTACAATGGCACATCAAGTGTAAATTCTACACTGGCTATCGACAGCAGCGGTAATGTTGGTATTGGCGCAACGTCTCCCGATACAAGGTTAACTGTTTATGACGCTATAAAAATATATCAGAGCGCATTAACGGATAGTCTTACACTTTCTGTAGATACATCAAGTTCATACGCAGTAACAGGAACTGTTGATGATGTTGGATTATCCTTTGATAATAATACAACAGTCAGAGGATATAAATGGTCAGTTAATGGAGATCCAAAAGTTCTTATTAATGGTGACGGTGATGTTGGTATTGGAACGACTTCTCCATCATATAAATTAGATGTTGATGGTAGTATTGCGGCGTCAAGATATGGATTTAGAGTTAGTGGTGACTATTCAGCGTTAAGTCAAACATCATCTGGAGCAATGACTATTTTAGGTCATAATGCTGTTGCTTCTACTTCCGTTGACAATCAGGTAATTGCTCCCAATACTGGATATCACTCTAATTTTATAAGAATGTATTATGATAATGGTATAGCATTTCACACCACTAGCAGCACAAATACAGCTAACGATATTGTATATGATCACTCAACTCCTGCAAATCAGGTTTCTGGTGCAGGAGAAAGAATGCGAATAACGCCTTCTGGTGCAGTAGTTGTGGGTGGTTATTCTTATACAGACGCAGATTTAGTGGTTTTAGAAAATAATTCTGGAACACTTGGGAATTTACGAGTTGGATTTAATCGACAGAGATCATTTACTGCCAGTTTAAACGGCAGCGATACGAGATGGTATAAGCTGATAGAATATACTGCTGGAAATATGTGGACTGGACGCTGTTTTATTGGTATAAATCGTAATGGCGGCTTCAATCAATCTGGCGCTTATAAAGAATATAAAGCAGCAATTGGTGGATATAACAACGCTATATATGGTCCCTTAAATGCGACAGGAGATACTGGAGAAGGCGGATCAGCATCTCTGATGCTCGGTTCAGATGAAGCACTATATCTGCAATGTAATCCTAATATATATGGCGGATTGGTTACTGTTTATTTAGAAGGCAACTTTAGCAATTGGGCATATGATGGAAGTTATGTGACATCAAGTCCATAATAGGAAAGAAAAATGGAAGAGATAATTGAAACAGAAGAACCAGATCCTAGTCAACTAACTATAGTTCTAATGATGCGTGATGAACGTGATCGTAGACTACGAGAAACGGATCACTGGGCGTATCAGGACGCACCTCCAATGACACAAGAACAAATAGATTATCGTCAGGCATTGCGGGATGTGCCTCAAAATTATACTTCAATTCGTGACGTAGTATGGCCAACAAAACCGGAGTAAGGATAACAAATGGCAATCACATATACATGGAATTTCAATCCACTTGAAACAAAGCCAACAGAAGGCGATTTGTCTGATGTTGTAACAACAATTCATTGGCAGTTACATGGTACAGATGATGAAACAAATGCGTCATCTAGTAGTATAGGAACAGTATCTGTTGGTGCTGCCGATGCTGATAACTTTACAGCATTTGCTGATTTAACAGAAGCAACTGTCAAAGGTTGGGTTCTTGCTGGGTTAGTACAAGACGAAGAAACCTCTGAACAAGCAGAAGCTCGTCTACAGCAAAACATTAGCAATGCTATTGACAAAATTAATAATCCTCCTATTGTTAATAGAACTGCACCCTGGGTTTCATAATTATAAATAAAAAGAAAACCCACAGGAGCGTTAGATGGCTCAACCAACTACAAGAGCAGAATTCAAAGAGTGGTGCCTTAGAAAACTAGGTAAACCAGTGATAGAGATTAACGTTGATGATGATCAGGTTGATGATCGCATTGACGAGTCTTTGTCATATTATTGGGACTATCATTTTGATGGTGCTGAAAAGACGTTCTTAAAACGTGCTCTAACATCTGACGACATTTCTAACAAATACATTGACGTAGCAGAAAACATCATCGGTGTTGTAAATCTATTTGACATCGGTGATGCTCTTTCTGTCAATAATCTATTCAACATCCGCTATCAGTTTGCTCTCAATGACATGTATGATATGAGCAACTATCGCCTTCAAGAGTATATGATGGCAATGCAACATATTCAGTTCATAGAAGAGATGTTAGTTGGAAAGCAACCTATTCGCTACAATCGTCATATTAATCGTCTGTATATTGATATGGATTGGGGTCGTGTTAATGTCGGCGACTATATTATAGCAGAGTGTTATCAGATTGTTGATCCTACTGTATATGCTGATGTATATAAAGACCGTTGGTTACAAAACTACACAACTGCTAAGATTAAGTATCAATGGGGATCAAATCTTACAAAGTTTAATGGTATGCAACTCCCTGGTGGTGTTACATTTAACGGCGAACAAATTCTACAGGATGCTAGAGACGAGATACAAAGATTAGAAGAAGACATGATAACATCTTATTCATTGCCCGTACACGATATGGTAGGATAAGATTATGGCTACTTCGCTATACTTCAATAACTTTGGCTCTTCAATGGAGCAATATTTAATAGAAGATTTAGTTATTGAATCAATCAAAATCCATGGGCATGATGTGTATTATCTTACAAGAACTGCTGGTGCAAAAGATGATATTCTTAACGAAGATGATTTATCTGAGTTCAAACGTGCCGATTTCATTGACATGTATATTAAGAACATCGATGGATTTGAAGGCGAAGGGGATTTCTTATCACGATTTGGTTTAGAGATTCGTGATGAAATGACTCTTACAATTGCAAGAAGAACATTTGAACTTGAAGTATCACAGTATACTGGTAATGATAGACCACTTGAAGGTGATCTAATATACTTCCCATTGAACAAAAAGATGTACGAGATTAAGTTTGTTGAGCATGAGCCTATATTCTATCAGATGGGCGCTCTTCAAATGTATGATCTTCGTGTAGAGTTATTTGAGTACTCACAAGAGACATTTAATACAGGTCTTGAAGAGATTGACGACCTTTATGAGTTCTATGAGACAACATCAAATACATCTATTGAGTTCTTAGAAACACAAGATGAACTTGCTGACAACTATGTGATTGAACAAGCATCTGACGACATTATTGACTTCTCAGAGGCTGATCCATTCTCTTCTGGAGGTAGATGGTAATGTTTGGTCATTCTTTTTACCATGGTTCTCTACGAAGATATGTAACAATCTTCGGCACATTGTTCAATGAGGTTCTTATTTCTCGTGACAATAATAGTGGTACAACAGTAAAAACATTCCGTGTTCCTATCGCATATGGTCCAATGCAGAAGTTTCTTGCAAGACTTGAAGCAGATCCCGATCTAAATGCTCCTACAGCAATCTCTTTACCTCGTATGTCGTTTGAGTTAACAAATGTTGTATACGATCCAGATCGTAGATTAACTGGCAGAATGAGAAATACAAAGCCATCAACTGCAGACGACAATATTCTTATCTCTCAGTTTACTCCAGCA